AGGATAAGCGCAATAAGACGTTTTTTCATGATGTGGTCTCCCTTCGTATTATGTACGTTATTATCTTATCATGTTTTTCAGAAATATCAAGAGCGATTTTTCAGCCATTCTAATTTATGCGATTGTGAATTTCTCATGATCCTGATTCACAAAACGCTTCTCTCTTTCTTGATATTCTTCTTTTGTGATTTCTCTGGTTTTGCCTGTTTCATCGAAATATCTATTGATGTCTACACGCTCTCCGTCTGGTTTAATAACGTAAAAAACCGCAGTAGTATCATAGTCTCCATTCTTGGGGTCGGTAAGGCCTTGGTAAATATAGACTTTATAGGGCTTGCTCTCAGGGCAATAGGGCATGGTGATTGGAAACATGTCATGGATAAGATTCACGATTAGCCCATTATGCCAACTGACGGTCGGATGATCTACGCAATAGGCAATCACGCGGTCGTTGTCTATATACTTAACAGTCCCATCAGGATAAATATCCTTCCAGAAAGAGCCCATACGATTGCACTGCAAATTCTTAACAAGCCCGGTGTTGGTAAATCCTACCTCATACCATACATCAGGAGTGTCCTCGATAGGTGTGAGTGGCTTGCATTGCACCAGCCGATTTAGGATATCCATAGTAAAACCAATGCTGCATCCGGAATGTTCGTCTTCCATAAGACTTTTGAATGCCTTAAAAGCACTCTCGTAACAAGCAACACCATAATCCCATTCATCTGGGTCCTTGTCGCCACGCTCACGCTTACATGCGATTTCAATTTCTCCTTTTGCCCATTCTTCCATATAGCTCATTTTTAGACCTCCTCATACGTCTTTTCGAAAATATCAGGTTTACATGGGTAAAGCTCACCATTTACACCTCGGATAATCCAGTCGCCTTTATTGGCAACAACCGCTCCTTCGAGTGTTTCGATAATTACTTCGTCATCGAAAGGGAGTGGAAACATCGCACGGCTAACGAAATCGACAAGCTCTTCATAATTATCTCCAGTCCATTGGATCGCCTTGACTTGGACAGGCTTCTTGACAAATGCTCTAATCATTTGTTTTCCTCCGCAGAATACTAAGACATAATTCCATATAAACCCCGGAGTCTCTCGGGAGTGATACATATTGGAAGAGATAAGATATAGATTCCGATGGCAAAGCGGTTTGAGAATCCCAAAAGGTGACAGCGCATAATCATTTGGTTAGCCTCGTTTCGACTAACACCATAGCCCATGAGTATCTTAACAACCTTTTTGCGTTTCACTCCACCGATTCTCCCTTCATAAACGCATCGAATTTCTGCTTACATTCCGGGCAAAGAAGATAACTAAATTTTCCGCCATCGCGCCACCCTCCTGGGGGCATAAAATCCGTTAAATCATTAGGAGGATAATCATTCGGACTGCATGCCTCAACAGTTCTATATTCAGTTTTCTTACATCTTTGACATTTGAATTCGATACAAAGTGTCCTTCCGTATCCATTAAAGTCATTAAAGTTCATTTTTACCACCCTCCAACTCAGCAAACTCCCCGGTAATAAGCGCAGAGTAAGGAAGTGTACGAATCCACATGCAAAGGTCTTTCCATTCGTCGAGCTTGTGATTCTTCCTGGTTTTATACATATTCGCCAGAACTTCATAGTTCAGCATGACCGTCCGTTTCTGGTTATAAGAGCTCGGCAGGAGCTGGATCATCTGCCACCAATATTCTTTGTCTTTGGTTTCGAGATATTTTTCTCGACACATATTAAGACAATCGATTGTATAATCCAAAATTTCAATTGGAAGAAACTTAACATCTCCGATCATAAAATCAAAGAGATGCTCATACGAAAAATCGTCGCGTTCAAACTCCTTATCCGCAATCTTATGCATCGTAGAGCAAGAATTCGCGACAGTGCCGACCTTGTATGTATCGAACTCCTTCCACCAGTATAGCGGCGCAGTAATATCAAGGTATACGGTAATCATCCGCATGAATTTACGATGATCTGTTCCTGCGTTGCGAAGACGCTTCATAAGATCCTGGTCGTTAGGGCCGGCACAAAAGTTCTGTTGACATTCCCCACAACAGGCTTCTTTTTCATATGGACATTTGGTTCCGCTATCACTCTTATCCCAAGAGTTCAACGGATTCCGCATACCACGGATGGCAGCTTCCCAACCCATAACATCGACGTTTTCAATTTTCAGCATAAACATCATTCTCCTTTTTCGTTTTCGTCAAGCTTCTCTCGGATCTTTTTCAGGATGGATTCAACTGTTTTCCTTGTTTTTGGTGCAAGCTTAATATACTTCGAATGCTCCTCATACCACGAGAAAATTTCTGTCAGATCACCTTTCCCCCAGCTGAAAGACCACCAGTCGCAGATCATTTCGATAATATACTCGTAGGGCATTTCAAGGACAACTTCGCCCTCCTCCGGGTCATCATTAATCAGCACCCAATGCTGCCAATGATGCGGGTTGCGGTGAATATGGAGAAGCCATGCCTGCTTGAACGCCATTACGACAGCATGTGAGCGATTCTTCCCATAGAAATAGTCATCGTAAGCGTTGTATTCATCGGGGTCATCCTTCGACTTGTCATGGCTTAATCGCAACGTTGCTGAACGTGATTCTACGCCGTCAAAAATCTCTGGCAGGTTCTTGTGGAGCCAGCCGTATCCTCTGGAAACATTGGCTCTATGATTTCTTAAGTAATTATCATATTCTTTTGACATTATTCTCCTCCAAATTTTTCTCCGATTGTATTCATTTCAGAATCTCCTCTATTCTGTTTACAAGATCCCAGAATTCCGTACCGTAAAGGCGGGCAGTATTTCCATCATTATGCCGCTCTGCTTCTTCATCAGGGTCAGCACACGGGATCTCAATCCCCTTGTCGTCGAGAAGATCTTCAAATAGTTCAACAACATCAGCCGCAATCTGGCGCTTTGATTCAGCTTCCTCTTTTCTCCACTTAACGGCAGCCAGAATATCACCATCAAAATATTTATATAAACAGGGGCTACAAATCAACAGGCGACCGCAGCAGCTGAATGAGTCGTCAATGGATACAGGCTTCTTGCAAAGCACGCAGCGATGACGCGGTACAGAGGAGTCATCAAGATGGAATTCTCCGAAGATCTCTACGTTGGCAACATCAATATTGTGATCGTATTCAACTCTTTTCATAAATATCATTCTCCTTTATTAAAGCAGTGAGTCCGGCCCGTACATATCGATGAAGTCTGTCATATCTTTTACACTTGAAAACCCAAGAAGCCTTGCCGCGCGGTCAATTTTAACTGCAATGTAGAATGCCTCACGCTGCTTATCAAATGGCAGTGAATTAATCGCATCGATTGTTTTTGGAAATTTGGACATATCAATAGACATAATAATTGCAAGACCTTTAAGCTTATCTTTGGTGCTTACTGGCCTCCGAATTACAATCTTTTGAATCTCCATTATTTAAGCCTCTCTATCGTGTACTTTCCGAGAACCTTTCTCCCAATATCAGCCGCATTTTTAACAGTCCATGGACTACAGCCAATGTCTTTTGAACACTCGACAAAAGATGCGTATTCTTTTTTAGTCTCAACAACTTTACATGGGCATCTCACGCCAGGAGTTCTGACATTCAAAAGTTTCCGCGCCATGCGTAGCTCGTTATGGTACATTGTTTTGGATTCGGGATTTGGAAGCTTAAACGATTCGGTGGTTCCGTCGGGCTTCTTGATCCGATACCATAAATTGTCACGATGTACATAATCAACGATTCCGCCATGCTTGTGATCCCCGATGTTAGGCATCGACCTTCTTACCAGTTCAATAGAGTACCCCAACTTATGCGCTCCTTTCAAAAATATAAAAAATTGGAACCCGATGTAAAAACACCAGGTTCCGCTTTTTAAGGATTACTTATTTGCCGGGTAAACCTTTTTACCCTCTCTTCTAAGGATGTCCTTGAAGATCTGACAAGATTCTACAGATCCTTCCCTTATGGATTCCGCAAAGTCCCATCTTAACCCTCTCCGGTTGTCGATAGCGTAGATTTCGTAGATACCTGGATTTCTATCCAGCATACCTTCGATCACTCGCTTCTCTTGCCAGATCGAGTAGTTTTCGGATACGATAAATTCGTAATTCAGAACTTTGTAGTTCTTGTCTGGTCCACCTAGACCATAATAAAAGATTTGATTAATAGATTTCATAGGCAATTAGCCTCCTTTCTATTAAATAGATAGAAAATCTTGCGAGGCTAACCTTTATCCGCACGTTTGGAGCGGACAGCATCCTTCTTACTGGCAAGACTGAAGTTCACAGGTTTGCTTGACCCCCAATTCCAAAACTGTTCCAAGCAGCTCGTACAAGGCTCGTCGGACTGAAGAACATCCTTATGTTTGCAGAGTTTGCAGTAGGTATCGAAATTAACCTCGACCTGGATAATATCAGGCATTGACCCAATCCCTCCAGTTCGCGGCAAAGTAGCTGTCCGTCCGTTTACCGTCGGCTCCTCTGTGACGGTTGAAATGACGGATTCCGGCCTTTCTCATGTTGTTACGGGCGATATTACGAAGATACTTTCGCATAGTTTGTTACTCCTTTCACTTTATCCATAGAGGATACATAACGTGTTTCATTGAATTTCTTTTTGTTCCTGAGTGATCGTGCAATGGCAATATCGATTGGTGCTCGGCTCTTGAGATGATAGTAATATAAATTATGGTATGGCGTGTTCAGACGGTCAATTCGACCCATAGCCTGTTCCAGACAGCGGTACGAATAGGTCTGGGAATAGAATATAATTGTGTCAGTCTTTATGCAGTTCCATCCCTCAGCACCGGCATTGTATTGGACCAGGTAGACCCAACGGTCAGTATCTGGTATTTCCTGATGCTTGTGACCATTCCATTCGGCTACAGATGTACTACCCTCATAAGGAATATTTTTGAGAATATCCAGTTCGTAGTCGAAGTTGTAGAAAATAATGACTTTCTTTTTATTGGAACAAATATCAAGAACTTTCTCTGCTCTAGATGGGTCTTCGTTGACACAGCGCCGCCACACAGAGCATAACTCCGATACGTTTCCGATAGGGGCATCCAGATATGGATTCCATCGGCTTTCTGTAATCCCCTTGTAGCGACCGATGTCGTAGCTACAGAAAATATCAATATTATTCCTGACCGTGTCTCGAATGAAGTCCATATCAACAAGGATCCTATTTCGGAGCCTAATCAAGCGCTGAGTATTGACATATCTATCGATTTGCGGGAATTTTGAAAATGGTTTAAACACAATGTGCTCATTGTTAAACTGGGTCTTGTTGCGATAAAACCCATTCGCGATAAAGACAGGCATATAATCCGACCATGTATCACCGGGTGTCGCCGACAAAAGAATCCACTGGTTCTTTTTTGTTATGTCGAGAAACGCATGAGTCCACTCGCCGTAGCCGACAACTCGTTGCTCATCAAATATAAATACCGCGTCACTAACGTTCGTGTATTTCTTGATATTATTCCAGCTGTCAACTACAACCTTATTGGAATAAAAGTTGGTCTTATCTGTAGCCAGGAGGAATGGAATCAACTCGCATTCCCATTCCTTTGTATCCCGCTTACGTGCAGTCGTGATTATATAAAGATCCTTGGGGGGATCCCGCATTTTACTGTAGGACCCTCCCGTAAGAGTTGACATTTGACCACCATTAAGCAGATAGTACCAAGCAATCGCCGTTATGGACTTCCCACTTCCAACGCCACCACAGAGAATACAGCCATTTGAGATATTCTCGAGTGATTTCAGTTGGTGGTCATACAGCTTTATTAGGGCCAAGCTTTGTCACCAGCCTATCCAAATACCACTTAGCCTTTCGGATATCTTCGTCATAATTTCCCTTCAACGGTGCTCTCCAGAGGTATTTGATGACCTGCCACACAAGACCCGCATGAACCGGACTCTTGTATGTACTGATGCACGCGTCAATCGCTTCGATACACTCGATGCCACCTGAACAGGTATAATGCGACGGATGGTTGACCGGATCTGCTGGTTTCACTGGCTCCTTCATATTACATACATCCTGATCGAGATAGTCATCATAAGATTGCATATTCAGCCCTCCTTAGAACGGAACGTTCTCATCATCGTCACCAGGAGCGGGATTGAACTCGCCAGCTCTGGTCATGGCTTCGTCAAGCAGAGCGGCATACTTCAGATCCAGATCGTCTTCCTCAATTGTGACATAGGCGGTCTTCAGATAAGCCTTGATGCCAGACCGTCCGGCGGCAGTCCACTTGCTGGGGCTAAGCATAAGATCAATTGTCTTGATGGCAGCACTGTCCAGCTGACCAACAGTAGATTCATCCAGGAACGTCACCTTCTTACTGGACTCGCCAATCATAACGATCTTGGGAGGATAGTTATCGAAGCGAGCCTCAACAGGGAGAGTATGAAACATCACGCTGGGATCAGCCTTGCTGGGCTTATGACGGACATTCCAGCCATCGGCCTCCAGCGCCGCAGCCTCTTCCTCGTCGAGAACCACGTGGAAGGTTCTACGCCCGGGATGGTACTCGTCGCGGGTTCCGGAAAAGTTCTTGTAAATAATAGATGCGTTTTCAATCTTGAGGTTTTCCATAATGATTTAGACTCCTTTTCTGTTAAACAACGTGAATATAAAAGTGAATGTTGCTCCGGTTTGCCACCGGGCGATTGATAATGCGGAACAAAATATTAACGCCCGCGATAGCCCCGATAATTCCGGCCGCCACGAGCGCGTATTCTTTCCAGTTTTCCTTCAGATCCTGCTTCAGCTTGGCTTTAACGCCCTCTACGGCGATTTCACCAACGGCGTCCTGTGCTTTCTCTTTCAGCATACAATGTCTCCTTTCAAATATCAGCTTGTGAACCACTCAAAGTCTCCGTACTTACTGACGGCAGCCTTTGCGTCATCCACGAGAGAAATATAAAGGTTCTCGTCGACCAAGTCTTGCTTATTGGACATCCGAACCATCTCGGATTCCATCCAGCGATAGTCAGTGGCACCCGGCGCATTGACATATTTGGTTTCGCCAGTTTTCTTATCCTCGCGTTTCGCAAGAAGCTTTGCTCCGCCCGCGCCGTCTTTCATGGGGGTGAACTGTCCAACCTTACCGATGAAGCGGTAATTGTGCTCACCCTCCGCCATGCCTTCGTTAAAGTCCAAATATAAGGCACCTTCTTTGGAAGATTTCACCTCACATTTGTCCTCGAAGCCAACGGGCTGTTTGGAGAACAGCGTCTTAAATACATAGGGAACCTGAAACTGTGTACCAGTTGCCGTCCAGTACCCCTCTTTCTCCAGATAGGCAGGTTCGTTTTCTTCCGGCAAATATCCATACGTCTGCTGACACCATTCAGGAGTGGCAGCCTTTGCCACATAAACGGCGTTGTTCACAAGACAAATCTTCTCGTAAGTCGCCTCGTGCTCGAACGTATAACCGTACTTCTTAGCGAAGTCCATGCAGAACTGGATGATTTCGGGGGTAGCATCGGCAATCTTGATGGAATCGGTCTTGACGTGGATTATCCTGAAGCCCTTGGCGGTAACTTCATCAAACAGCGTCTTCATGAACAATGCACCGCGCAAAGCCACGATATTATTGACATTCCGCTTGTCGTAGAACGGATTCTCAAAGCGTGCAGATGTCAGACCGTAAACGGCGTTGATCGGAATTTTCAGTGCCTTGGAGAGTTTCTTTGCCATCTTCGGGTCATCCAGATACTTTGCAAGCTTTCCGCCGAACAGCTTCTTTGCAGAATCATAATCTTTATGCTTGATGTAAAGCCGCGCATCAAGAAGCTGCTTGAAGTTCTCTGTATGTTTTCCGAAGAACATCAGCGCAACCGCGGAATTGGGGTGCATACTGGCGATATCCAGCAGTGCTGCATTGATATAGATACCGGGATCGCCATAGACCCAGCCACCTCGGCCAAGGTCAACGCCACGGAACATGTTCTTCCCGTCCTTGAACTCATATCCGGGGAAGGAATTGATCTCCTTAGACCCTTCAACGCCGGGTGGAAGCTCCTGTTCGCCGGTAGCCATGTGGGTATAGACCAGCTGAGTGTGCTTTTTGTCCGCGCCAAATATAATCTGAGCTGTCAGATCATTGGTTTTGGTGTTGACAGACATACCAGCCAGATCTGCCAGAATCTCACGAGCGAGGAAGTCAGTAGGCTCCAGATAATCGAACAGAGCCTCGGTCGCGACCACGTCGTTCTCGCAATATTCAGCCACCTTGTCCCAATATTCTTCGGGGACAGGCTCGTCCCAAGGAAATTCCAATTCCAGATGGTGGATACCAAGCTCAATTTCCCACTTCTTCAGGCTCTGCTTCGTCGAAGAAAAGTCGTAAATATCCGTGTAGCTCAGATTATAGGCTCCTCCGAATTTGCCACGCTTCTCCTTGATGATACTCCGGGAAAGCTTGTAAATGTCCTCGTTGGAGTATTTCATCATCCGGGCATAAAGAATATGGTTGTCGTAATCCCGGTTATTGAAACCAACCAGACGCATTTTGCACAGAAGCTCAATCTGATCGGAAGTCGGGTTAATCAAGCGGATGCAAGGCTCTCCTCTGGGCTTGTAGACCACCACGAGCAGGTTCGGGAAGACCTCCACGTCGAAGAACACCAACTTGTCGCCAACAGCATCGACGCAGACAGGCTCTTCTTCGGATTTGAACTTCATCTCGGAAACTTTCTTCAGGCAATACTGAGAATTATGGGTACTCCGAAGGGCAAACGCCTGAATATCCGGGATCATGTTCGTCACATCGTACACCATTCCGGACTTATAAGCTTTTTCCAAATCCTCGTAGATCAGGTTGATACTCGGCTTTGTATAGGGGACGTTCTTTTTCAGAAGGTTTCGTGCAATGCAGGCTCTCAGGTGCTTTTCATCGGCGAATCCTTTCCAATCGACCACTTTCTTTTCCTCCTTTATTGGTAATCCGGAGCTGATTGTGGCGATAGGAATATCATTGCACTTGCTGAGCCGTCTGCGCATGGAACTCCCGCCTGTAAAAACTTTGATCTCAACATCTTGAGAATATAAGGCGCTCAGCTTGGATGCGTCTCCTGTGTAATAGTACACAAGATGGATTCCTTCACCTCCTTTACTGAGCTCCGCATAAGTCTTAGGCCATTTACTCGCTGCCTCTGCATTCAGCTTAAATGACTTATTTCCTTGGGGGTCTTTCAGGTCGAAGTCGATAAATACAACATTCCGATCCTCTGGGATGTTTACATAATGCAGAAGATTTGTTGAAATATCACTTAGCTTTGTTGTAACATCCGTCCACTTTTTCAATGGCGTTCCTGATTGTGTGGCGTATTGGGCAGGACAATCCGCAAACTCCTTGTCGAACAGGGATTCGGTACAGTTCATTGGGAAATCAACCCCGGAAATATCAAGATCACGGTCTGACTCGGGCATCTCGAATTTCTTGCTAAGAAATCCTCGATAATAATTCCAGACACGAGTGCCGTTTTCCAGCGTTAGCCTCTCATGAAACTCCTTGAAATAGGACTTCAGCTCCTCCTTGAACAGCATTTGAGAATATCCATACGTCACATTCGCCTCAGCGTTGTAATTCTTATAGAGTTCCCAAGCCTGCTTCATGGAGATCCCATCGTCCTGTTTGAATTTGTCATAATTGTCAAGCACATAGTTATAGAAGCTATTTGATGCACCCATCATGGCCAGAGGAATATACTCGTCATAACGACGTGGATCTGCCTCAAACACTTCTTTGCAATGTGCTGCAATTCCGCCAAGTTCAAATTTGACATCATTCATGAGCTTATGATAACGCTCGGCGGGAATTCGATTTCCGCTTGGTGATACATCAATCAGGCGCCGAATAATGCCAGATTTTGCGTCTGTGATTCGTACCGGTTTATTGGTGCCCATGAATAGAAACGTGTTGAATCTCGCGGGATATGACGACTTGAATTTCTCGTTAACAGTCATTACTTCGTGGGATACAAGACTGTTAAGTCTGGTGTTATCCTCGATCTTACTCAAGTTTCCATCATGCTGTATACCAACAAGGGGATTAGACCGGAATGATTCCAGAGCAAAAGAGCTATTCGGATTGCCAAGAGCCTGAGCATCAAAAGCCGCACAATATCCTTCGAAGAGAAGTTGGATAATATTTATGATCGTACCTTTACCCGCTCCTGGTGCGCCATACATAACAACAAACTTCTGAATCTTTTTAGACGCTCCTGTGACGATCGCACCAATTGCCCATTCGAGCTTCATCCGTTCTTCCGGAGAATATAATGTTCCAATGATCTCGTCCCATGCGGGTGTTGGTGCTGATTCGTAAGAATAGGGGAGACGTCTGCTTACATAGCTCTCCTTTGTGACCTCGGTATTAGCGAATGTCAGAGCCTCGTCAAGCGGATGGAAGCTGTCCCGGCACTGCTTCTGAACAAACTTATGCCATTTGTCAATGGAACCACTATCTGTATCCCACATATACATGACTTGCACATAGAAATCCGAATAGTCGTTCTTATGCTCTCTGGAAAATTTTTCCAGTTCGGCATCGATCAGTCTGACCGCCGTGTTCTCGTCCGTAGACCAGAGATTCTTTTCCGCGTCCCAAATTGCATAGAAATCGCCGCCACGCACCATAAGATCAGAGCTTGGACAATATATAAATTTGGGGTAGATTTCGAGAACCCCCTTTTTGGGCTGTCGCGTGGCAACCCTCAGAAAGTCCAGCATCGACTTTATTTCTCCTTTCAGTTTATACTTTACACGTCCATAGACTCGTTCACCTCATCCAGAAACCAATTCATTTGGTGCCAAATTTCGGCTTTTCGCATATCCACGTTACGATTTCTAACGGTAAATAGTCCACCACGCCCGTTCCTGCAATATGAACGAGCCAGAAGAACGTCAATCGCCCTTCTGGCCGCGGTTTCATCAAAATATCCGTCTGTCAGATCGGAGATGCCAAGACTGTTCAGCATCTCATAGAGCCACATTCCAGTCCTGTCACCAAGCTCCGCATCGGACATAAACTGCTTTTCAGACCGATCAGCGACGGATATCATAAGTTCCAGCATATTGCATGGCGTGGTCAAATAGCTTCGAATGTTCTGATACTGATAAATATCAGCAAAGGAATCTCTGAAGCACAACCCATCGGCAGCTCGGTTGCGGTCGCGATCAATGATCCACACGAACTCCCGAGAATATAAATACTCGAATAGCTCTCTGTAATCACCGAAGCCTTCGCATAATCCGAACGCCAATGATACAAGCCATTCTCGGTACTCATATTCGATTGGGTTCATATGTTAATCCCTCGCCTCTCCACCAAGGAAGACGCCCGTCTGCTCTGTGTAGGTCTTATCGTTCGTGACGACCTCGTAGTCGATCTGACGCTCCGTGTTGCGGACGTAAATGGCGTCATATGGATTGCCACTATTCAACGCAGCATTGTACACGCCAGCGCCGATCGTCTCATCGACTTCAAGAACATCATCGTCATCATCCCGTGCCAGAGTGCCGTCTGCATATACCACGACTGTCATTTTGTCGTAGTCATGGTCATACATATAGTCCTCGTCGGAGATCAGCACAAACGGGTCTGCGTCTTCTTCAGGTTCCGCCTCCACAGGCACCGGGGCAACGGGTTCCTCCTTTGTGATCGTGGAGTACGCCGTGTAATCCGTCTTCTCTGGATGCTTCTGCGCCACAGCGGGCTCAGTATCGTCCTTAACGGGGTTCTTGTTGATCTCAGCGGGCGCGGGCTTATTGCGGTTCTTCGCACTCAGCTCGGAAAGCTTCTTATTGTAATAGGATCGAGACTCCTCATAAGCCTGATTGACCTGTTCATCACAGCGCCGACGCATGACCAGAACACCAACAGCACCGCCGACGATCAAGCCACCAAGAAAGCACAAAGGTTCCTTAATACTCATATTTATCTCCTTTCATCTTCGTAACCATAGGTCTTCTCCAGCATCATCGCAAATATCAAAAGGTGTGCTGATACTTGAAGATCTTATCCTTGATGTAGCGGCAGCCGTTGAAGGTCAGCAGAATCGAATTCGTGAAGGCATCCACGGCATCGATTTTCATGCAGCCCTGCTCGGGGTCAATATCATACAGGCCAAGGTCAACAACCGCATGAGGTGTCTCGTCGTCGAGAATCCAGCCCACATCCTGACCATACGAGGTGGTCGGGAAGCCAAGCTGGCGGTAAACCTCGTTCAGAGTGATATAGCCCCAAGAATGAAGCTGCTGATTGAAATAGTTCTCCTTCAGCTTGAGAGAATTCCGGTTATACTCAGGGCTGGGATCCCATGCTCTGGTGGTTGCTTCCTCGAACATACGAGAATAGACATTGGCGCTCTTTACCTGCTGGAAGGATCTCTTCTCGACGGTTTTGACTTCGCCGTTTTTATCGACCTTCGGAGAGCCGTCCTTGTTCAGTACAGGTACGGCTTCAACGACTTCTTTCACGCCATTCTGGAACTGAATATCTTTTTCTTCGCCGCATTCCTCGACGACACGGCTCCGATAGGTATTGAACATATTTTCGGTGTATGTCAGGGCGGCAACAGCGTTTGCGTATCGCTTGGTCATGATGTGGTTGCCGGAGAGTACACATACTGCACCGGATGCGGTCAGGGCAATCGCGGTGCCATAGAGCTTTGCCAGCTTCACTCCGCCGGAAATATAAGCCTTGGTGATCTCCTTGTTCTTCTGCTTTTCAGCGTCAGAGTCGTTCGCCTCGATCGCCTTTGCCTCGGAAATATCATGATTGATCGCTTCCATGGTGGGGGCGAGTTTCGTAGTTGCCTTACACGCAACGATTGTCGCGCTGCCAAAGCAAGCAATACCAAGACCCACAAGGATCTTGGGAGCGTAATGCTCAAGAGTTTTCATAGTAGCCACACCAAGCCGCTTGGCTACCACACCTGCATTTTTGAAGTTCATATTGTTGTTTCCTCCTAAATAAGTTGAAGTTTCGGTAAACGGATATAGTATCGTCCGTTCCCAAGTCTGCGAATATCAGCCGGTGGAAGCATTGCCCAACCGTATTTCTGATATGTAAAGTTATCATTTGGCACCTTTGCGAGCTCAAGGAATTCAGCCAAGCTAACCCGGTCGTATTCACCAATGATATCAATCATGGAGTCATATACCGTCTGAGCGTCAATTCTTGTTTCGAAGGTAACATTTTCAGGGTCAAGAACGCCAGTAGATTGGTTCTTAACTGGCTGATTTTGCCCGATCGGCTTTACGCCCCCGTTTCCGGAGTAATTGATTCTTGTGCCCATACCAACAGCCGAAGTGGGTTTCTTCTGCCCACCAGGTCCCCAGAACAGGACGTTCAATCCGTTAATCAGAGCGTTGTAGACTGCCAATTTGCACTGTGGGAACAGTACATCTCCGATCATGGATTTGCCCGCCGTCTTGATGCCATCGGACAGGAATTTACCGACAAGAACACTGGGGTCGGTATTCTTTTTGATTTCAGCACCACCAGAGATGACAGGTTCAAGCTTCTTTCTTTGCTTTGTTTCGTCCATAAAGCCCTCCTTTACACCAAGACCTCACTGACACCACACATCTTACGAATATTGCCATCTGCGAAGATCGTATAATCAAGGACTGCGCAGGAGCGCCCATCCTTCGTTGGGCCGTAACCCCAGTTCATGTTCAGATTCTCACCAAGCCTGCTTGACCAACCAGAATAGTTGCCCAGATTGGTGTTTGACAGGTCGAGTTCGTCATAAAACTCATTCAGATAAACGAAATCACATCCCGTCAGGCGAAGGTTGATGTTTGCCACGGCTCTTTCAACCCTGTCTTTGGTGGAACCAAAGAATCTGCCAGACCACGGGTCGTAAAAGATACTCTCGCCGTATTTCGTCTTTACGATGTCTTCGTCCGAAATATCAGCGTCGGCCACCTTTTTTGCAGCAACCTCTTCAATGAGATTCTCCGTCTTCTTAGGACCGATTGACTCAGTGAGATGCTCCTTCAGAGAGGCGAAGTTGTCCTCTGTCACCTGGCACAGAGTGAGCATTGCTGCCAAACGTCTGTTCTCAAGCACAGTAGCGCCGATTACACAGGCTGCACCGCAAACAGCAGTTACAGCGGCAGGGACATAGTGTTTAGCCCCGATCTTGAGGGTCTCCACCGTTGTCAGCGATTCTCCCTTTTCCTCCTCGGCCTTGCAAATATCCTTCTGCACGGCAGGAGCTTCTTTAGCAGCAAATATAATTGCCGTGATAAACGAAGAGATGCCTGCGGCAGCCAGAATCTCATGTGCATGAGCGCCAATAAATTTGTTCGTTGCATTGATGATTCCTTTTGGCGAAATCTTGAGTTTCACAGATCGTTCCTCCCATAATACGAAATGATTTCAGAAATCTCGGAGTCGGAATATCCAAACGATGCACGGAGCTTGTCTCTCAATTCCTCACCGCTGAAAACATCCATGATTTCCCTGATCTCTTCGAGCCTTGCTTTGATATATGACATTTCTTTCTCCTTTCGGCAAAATAAAAAGGAAGCCACGTGAAAATATCACATAGCTTCCTTCTGCGCTCGGCGCACATCATTCTTCGATTTCTTCCGCTTCTTCAGAATCCCCAGCAGCGATTTCCCGTGCTTCCTTCTTGGCGCTTGCCAGCTCGACCGCGTTAAACAGCAGTGTTGCCAGACCGGTCAGAATCGCACTTCCGATCACACCGACGAATTCTCCTTTTGTCAGATTCTTAAACATGAAGTTCACCTCCTTCATTGTCACAGCTGTAAATTTTGCGAATCCTACATCTGTTCAGGCAGTACACTCTGGCCGGAACGATTTATCATATCCTTAATAGTGTTCCAGTCCACATCGGGGTCAATGATTCCATCGATACACGGATCGTAAGAGTAATGGATGGAATACCATTTCGTGCCGTCTTCTTCGACGTGTTCAACATTGCCAAAATCGAGCCAACAGACCCCGAAGTAGTCACGGAGTTCCTCAATATCCCATCCTAACTCATCTCCGCGCTCTACATGGCAGATGCCAAGCAAATCACACCAGGCATTCACGGATAGGCCACCGTCTTCGGCGAGTATGCGATTGGCCTCGTATTCCGCAGTGATAACGTCTTCCATCTTCGCCACGAAATCGTTTCTGGTGAAGGTGTCGTAGAAGTGGTAGTAGCCAGCTTCCAGCTTCTCCTCATTATCCGGAGCATGGCCTTCGGCGGCCTTCTTCATCGCCAGCTCATTTGCACCTGCGCCGCAAGCACCGATGACGGCGGCTTTGTATTCTGCAAAATTAGCAGCGAGCCGCTTATACGCGATATTGGAAGCACGGATAATTCTCGCGCTGCACACATCGGACATGATAACGCAGGCGGTTCCGACCATGAAACTCCCAACCGTGGGGAGTGCCGTCTTCACAAGCTTCTTGACGTCATCCTCATTTTTGATAGAAATATCAGTCTTTTGTAATTTCTTCCCCGTCGAGTAGGCGGATCCAACAGAGATGCCAAACCAGATAATCCCGGCCGCAGTAAAGATATGCGGAATGGACTTCGAGATGGCCTTGCTGACTTTACTTAAATTTACGCGCATTGTGATCTCCTTTCGAAAATAAAAATAAGAGAGAACCCGTAAATGAGTTCTCTCTTGTTTGAATCATGCTTTATGGAATTTACGCTTGAAAAATTGTTTTACCTTCTCAAAGGCATCCTTGAACCAATCGACGATTACGTCGAGACTCCCGCACACTGAATAACAGACCCACATCGTATATACAACGGTCAATACCACAGTATATATAATTGTTCCGATCCAATGTTTCTTCAGGAATCGCCAACTAATCGCATATAGATCACGATAGTCCTTCCAGAACATTCCAAACTTCTTTTTCATAATATAACCTCCTAATAAAGTGTTTGTTCTTCATTAAGAGGTATGAAATTTTTGCGAGTTAATCGTCGTCCTCGTCGTATAGACTTCCGGAATATAATTCTGCTTCGTAATTACTGGTTCCTATTGCGTTTTCATCCGCATCGGAGTGGAATTCGCCATCGTCCATTTGGGTGATGGAGCCGTCATCTTCGATCCAGCCGTAATTACCACAATCATCGCAGATGACCTCATCCAGAAACACGCGCATTTCAGAACCACAGGAATTGCAATAGATTTTCTTAGACATAGGGATTCCTCCTTATATTTTTGTGGTGGTTATATTGTAACGAGACCGCAAAAGAAAATCAAGCATGAATTATATTGGAAATCTGTCGAATACTGTCTCCCAAGTCTCTTTGGGCAGAGGTTTCATGCGTAATCGCCACATGATCTGTCGGACAGAAACTGTTGGATAGAGTCCATCTTTCTCTTCACCGCCGTTCGCTTCGAAAAAATCCTTAAATTTAGGCTGAAAGTAGATTTCATCCACAAGCCATTGATCTATATCTGCCCACCATGTAAATTTCGTTTTCGGGTCATATCTCTGCTGAATAACAGCGAGACCTTTTTCTCCGACTTTATAGAGTGTGCATTTCCGATAAATAGGGTGGTTACAAGAATAAACCGAAGCGGTTATGAACGATGTGATGCGTCCAGTTTTGTGATGATAGCGCATGACGAACCCTCCGGGAAGAAAAGAGACCACGTGTAAAAACCACGCAGTCTCTCTTTTTCAGTTAGAATTTCGGTTTGGGAATAAAGCTGAATGCTTTGGTTACCAAGGGTGCTGTCTGCTCAAACGTCATGATAGCCAGACTTACTCCAACAGTACCCACAAGGGACAACACACTCTTACCCAAATCCACATAGGCTTTGATCCTCGTCTGACGCGTCTCTTCATCCTTAAGCGCTTTCTCGTGAGCCATCTTTTCATCTTCGATAGCCCTTTCCATTGCTTTGGAATTAGCAGTTGCGTCAAGCTCGGCCTCTTTAAGCCTTTGCTCGTTGAGTTTCGCGATGTTCGTCACCATTTGGTTGTACTCCGGAGAGCCTTTTTCCAGTCTGTTGAGCTGGTTAATCGCATCCTCGATTGCCTCATCAATCATGCTCGGAATATTATTTTCCATAACGAAATCTCCTTTCACTGATTTCATTAAGCGGGGTGTATTTTTTGCGAAAGAAAAAGCCCGCCAAGATTTCTCTCAGCGGGTGGATGGTATAAATATAACAGGAGAACCGGTGGTGTGGGTGGTGGAGATTACAGGCCAAGTGCACTCATGATGGTGCCATATATAAATAAGAAAACTATCAGCCCTGCACCAATTATAAGAAAGATTAGCATTTGCTTTGTATCGTTCCTTCTATTTTCGTTTTTAAGTCTCTGAAGTTCAACTTCCGCGTCTTTCTCGACAGAGGACTTCCGAACTTCCTTGTTGGCACGAATACGTTCCCTTTCAGTTTTAGAATCTTCTCGATAATACTCTATATCGTCAATAACAATTCTGGTTCCACAATAATCGCAAAACATGAATCTTGCGTCTTTAATGGGAACCAACGGCGCATGACAATTCGGGCAGGCAAATTCTTTAAGTTCCATATTACAATGTTTCCTCCATGACTTCTCTCAGCAGGTGAACGATTGAGGTTACCAGCCAAATAACAAATAACCCAAGGCAATCAAGCCAAGTATGACCCATAAAAGATTTGTGAGACAGCCCAAGCCCTTGAACTCGTTACTGGAGCTGTTATCTTCGTCACCCTGCTCGTCTTCTTCGTCTTCCTCATCGTCATCGTCTTCATCCTCGTTATCTTTGCGCTTTAATCTTTGTAGTTCAATCTTTGTATTATATTTTAATCTTTGGAGCTCGACCTTGGCCTGCTGTTCGGCGTATACTTTCCGAAGCTCTACATCTGCTCTGATTCTCTCCCGCTCGGTTTTGGAGTCCTCACGATAATATTCTATATTATCAATGAAAATTCTCGTGCCGCAGTAGTCGCAGAACATATATTTTGCATCCTTAATTGGCGTAAGGGCTGCTTTGCAATTAGGACAAGAAAACTCTTTAAGCTCCATAAGGTTTATTCCCTACCTTCTATATCTACTATTATTAAATTACAATTTGACTAACCTCTATTTGATGATCCCTTTTGAATTAATGGTATGGAGTGCGCCCTTTAGCCTAATGTCAGACTCATGATAAGAAGGAACAGCCCCGCCAAAACAAAGAAACTGAGTATAACGAGAAGCATTTTTACATCATTTCTATTATCCTCATTTTTAAGTCTCTGTATCTCAACTTCGGCATCCTTCTCGACAGAGGATTTTCGAACTTCCTTGTCTGCACGAATTCGCTCTCTTTCGGTCTTTGAATCCTCACGGTAATATTCAATATCATCAATGACGATTCTAGTGCCGCAGTAATCACAGAACATATACCGAGCACCTTCGACTGGTGTAAGGGGCGCTTTGCAATTCGGGCAGGCAAATTCTTTAAGCTCCATGGGGCTAGTCCTCCTTTTTTTGTATTATATGTCCCCTAGGTCGCCCATGTCAACGCTTTTGTGCCAAAAGGTAGAAATATTTTCTATATCTCTCATAATACGAGCTCCTGCACATCGGCATATCCATCTTGAGAGACAGATACTCGTAAGAGCGCATGGTTGTGACACCGATCAGGAGCCACTTGGCGATGTCGCCACCAGCTTCTTTGGCGGTCTCCTCAATGAGAGACATCTTTTCCCTGATCGCAGCACATCTTTCGGCGGCTTTCTCGGTGGGGGACGGAATATCAGAGGTAGCGACTCGCTCGTCCGTATTCATGGTGGGATAGGACTTTTGCAGGTCGCGAAGCTCCTGACGCATGGTGGGATACTGGCGGCTGAAGTACAGCATCTCGTAATATTTCTCCTTAGGGATGTACCAGGGGTTCTTCTTGCTGACTTCCGCTCTCTGCTGATCTTTCATGATTCTTCATACCTCCAAATGAATCCAGTGTGTTCGTACAAAAGTTTTGGCGAGACGTAGTAGTTGATTCTGTGCTTTGCGTTTTGCTCGGAAATGCTGTGGATTTCTTTTCCGTCGCGGGTCGCAATCCCGATGGGAAGCCACCCTTCAATGATGCCCTTTCTGACCCAGGCGGGGTCTTTTCCGTAGATTCGTGCGACAACTCGGATGGGAACTGATCTTGCGCTCATGTTTTGATACTGCATTTTGTATCCTCCTTTCAAGGCCACTATACACAATTCTCAAATCGGATGCTGTCGAACTCTGGCGGAAAGTTAAACAAAAAAGGAGACCTTGTAAAAAGATCTCCTTTTAAGTCTAATTAAGTCTAATGACTACTTACCGCTAACCTTTCTTTCGATTTCTTTTTCTCCGGAATTGTCCGTGTCAACGACCTCGGCCTCAACAACCTTCAGCTTCTTCGCTGCCTTGGCTGCTGCACGACGCTCCTTCTGCTCTGCAAATTTGGCCTTAACGTCGGCGATCTTGTTCTGCACCGGCTCGCTATTCACGACCTTCTTGATGCCCTTCAGGACAACAAGAGTCGCAATAGTTCCCAGCGCGAACGAGAGCCCATCGAGTCCGCCTTCGCTGACTTCAGAGTCTTCCTGCTCGCAAACCTCGTCGGCATCGATAACCTCGACGTCGTTCAGTTCCTGCTCGTCGTTAATCATTTCGTTGTTTTCCATAATAAATAACCTCCAAAATAATTATTGTAAGATGTCATACATCTCATTACACAAACGGAAAATTTTGCGAGGGTAGAAAAAAAAAGACGGAGCGTTTGTAATGCCCCGTCACTTTGTTAAATTGCAATGCCAATCAACATTCCAATCAACAGACCGAACAGTCCTACGACCGCGATCGTGCCAAATATGAATTTGATTATCTTGCCAATTCCACTAAGTAACGCTTTCATCTTTCACGCTCCTTCTTGAACAGATTTACAGCTTTGTTTTTCAGATTATTTCCGAATCTTTTTGCTTTGATTTTCACATCCGGATAAGCCTTGTCCAACGCAGTCGCCGCCAATACAGCACTCGTCGCAAGACCGATCCATTGACGAATCTCTCTGCTTGTTTCGATTTGTTTGTAAGTCATATATAAACAACTCCTTAAATTTTGTTCATTATAGGAATTGAAATTTTTGCGAAACTAATGTAGAATGCTTCATGTGGTAAATGTGCGACTTTTTATGCGGAGGTGTCTATTCTATGTTAAAAACATGCCCAGAATGCCAACATTCCGTGAGCGATAAAGCATACACTTGTCCAAATTGCGGCTATCCGTTAATCCACGCAAAGCCGCCTGTCCCAAGGCGCAGAGCATCAAAACCGCGCCTTCCGAACGGGTTTGGGCAGATAACAAAAATATCAGGGCGTAAACTAAGGAATCCATACCGAGTCATGGTGACCGTTGATAAGGACGATACTGGCCGACCTATCGCAAAACTCCTCAAGCCAGTTGCCTATTTTCCGACATACAATGCCGCATATGAGGCTCTGGTGGAATATAATAAAGATCCATACGACTTGTCCCGTTCGGTTACCATGAACGAACTTTTCAATGATTGGATTTCAAATCATAAGGTTGACAAGGTAAAAAGCATTAAAAATATAAAATGCGCATGGGCGTACTGCGCACAAATATATGATATAGACGTCCAAACCGTTCGAGCGCGACATATACGAAACTTGCTTGACAACCCATATAAAACTGTTGGAGATGAAAAAATACCGGCATCCCCCGTTACAACAAAAATAATAAAGAACGTTTTGAATCAATTGTGTGATTGGGGCGTTAAATATGAGCTAATGACGAGGAACTATGCGAGAGAAATAACATTAGATGTGTCGCGGGATATATCCCATCATAAAAGCTTTACAAAAGAAGAAATGGCGGTGCTATGGGATAAAGAAAAAGATGACTTCCGTGTAAAAATGATTTTGTTCCAATGCTATATGGGATGGCGACCAAGTGAACTGATCGCCATACGAAAAGAAAATATTGATTTTGAAAATATGACCATCACGGGCGGTATGAAAACAGAAGCTGGTAAGAATCGGGTTGTTCCGATACACTCAAAAGTCCAAGATATCTTTAACTTTCTATTGGATGCCTCTGGGGAAAGTGAGTGGTTATTTCCAAGCCCAGCAAAGGATCTTCAACCGATTGGATATACTACCTATAAAGGTTACTTCTATAAAGCTCTTGCACAATGTGGACTAGACACATCGCACACGCCCCATGACGGTAGAAAGCAGTTTGTAACGATGGCAAAAGAGGCCGACGTAAACGAGTATGCAATCAAGCGAATTGTTGGCCATAGCATACAAGATCTGACCGAGAATACCTACACAGATAGGTCTATCGAATGGTTAAGGACGGAAATTGAAAAAATTAAATGAATTGTAGAAGTATACGAACGGTGTACGAGTGTACCAATTTTGCCTAAATTTACTAGAGTTAAATTGTTCGTATTTTCTCCGATTCTTCGGCCATATCGGAACTTTTTGGTCTATAAATCCGCAATCCATACTTTAAGGAGAAGGATCTATGGTGCAAAATAGCGTTGCTATTCCACAATAAATCGCCCAACAGTGTATGAGTAGTGTACGAATTGCACGTTTTGAAGTAAGTCTTCATGCGTCTACACTCCCATATTTCTGTTGAGCGATTCGCGTTAATCAGGAATCAGCCGGAGTATTGATTACTCCTTCAATTCAGGCAAGCCTGCGATGCTGGTCAGCAAGCTCAACGCTCCTGCCAGAATGGCAGCAGAGCCGACCATGACCCAGTTCACGTCACCAAGAACGGCGGCAGTGCCAATGGTCGCAACAGCGGTCTGTGCAATGGTCTTCAGCGCCCGCACGCCGGCGGCCTTGACCCACGCAATTACTTTTTCTTTCGTCATAATACGTTCCTCCAGAATGTAAAATTAAAATTGCTCAGCCCAGCCCGATTTGAGCCAGGAAAAAGCCCACGACTGCGGCCACGACTGCCCAGATAAGCTTGTCCACAAGATTGTCCCAACGCTTTCTGGGCTTTCCTTCCAGTGCCGTGACCTTGCCGTCCAGCCTGTCCACGGTATCCGCGACCTGTTCCTGCTTATTTGCCATGACTTCCATAGAAGTTGCGAGGCGGGCTATGGCTTCCGTAGACGCTTCTACCTTCTCCAGCCTGTGGGTGTTGGATTTCGCCCGTTCTTCCACAGCGGTCAATCTCTGCTCGTGCTCTAAATCCATTGGCATACTCCCTTCTCAGCCGTTCCACCGGCTGTATTTTCCGTTGTCCTCGTGAATGCCCCAGCTGTACAGCCCCAGGCCGCCCCGCCCGGGGATTTTCTCGGCCTGTACCTCCTGCGCTATGGAATAAAGCTTTTCCGGGGAGATAGCCCCTGAGAGGTCTACTGCCTGCCCCGTGGTATGTAGGGAGTTGGATACCCCGCCAACCTCGGCGTTGTGCTGCTTGCACCTCACGCCGGAATTCACGTTCAGGGGAACGCCCGCCCGGCGGCGGATTTCATCAGCCATGCGCACGGTTTCCTCCACCGGCTCGGCAGGAAATCCGTTGCAGTATTTCCCGTCGCACTGGCACCGGAATTCCTCACGGGTGAAATACTGGATATCGTCCCAGAACGTCCCCGTCTTCGGCGCGTCGCTGCTCTCCGGGTGATCCACTTTGGCTGCCGTCCCGGCGACAGCACCGATGAGCATTTTCTGGGTAGCGGCTCCCGGTATCCCGTCCACAGTAAGCCCGTAGTCCGCCTGAAACGCCCGAATTGCCGCTTGTGTGTTCCTGCCGTCGGCTCCATCGATTGCGCCGGGAGAATAGCCCAGATAAGCCAGCAGGCATTGAATTTGCATAATCGTCACGCTGTATCCTCCTTGCTATCATAAATTTGCGCCATCTGTTCCAGAAATTCGGTAAGCTCCTGATTCCGCGCTTCCAGCTCGGCGATGAGGTCGGCGGGTGTCGGCTCCGGTTCCGGTGCTTCGGCTATTGCCCGCTCAATCTCCGCGATTTCCCCCGGGGACATTGGGCGAATCACTCCATTTTCACACACGTTCATGGCCGTCCTCCTTACGCCCGCACGCCGTAAAGCACGAATTTACAGCCGGGATAAATCAGCATACTGGTTCCGCCGATGGAGGTAATGGGCTTCGCCCAGAGCGAATCCGCGAAATACTTTGTGTAAGAACTGGTTCCACCATACACGCCCATGTTCTCACTCCATCCACCGCCGGATGAACGCAATACGCTTTCTATCATCTGTACTCCGGAAACGTCCACCTCGTAGACGGCTCCCACAAGACAGGCAGTTTCGACCTTAGGCCAAAGGGAAGTATAAACTGTCGGGCTGGGATTACCGGTGGTTTTTCCGTTGAGCATGGCAAACATGACGGTCGGAATGGTGCTCCCGCCGGTATACTTGGGGAATTTCCCGCAGAGCCTCGCTTTCAGAAGCGCAAAAGGCTGGCCGTTGAGATCCTTATTGATAGTCAGCGCATTGCTTTCTTCCGCGTCGTCGGGGATGATGATCTCCGCGATCTTCTCCCATTTTTCACCGGTTTCCGCCGCTTCCCACGCAGTAGGCTTTCCATCGGCGTTCACGGACTTGATCCGCACCGTCTGCCCTACCGTGGCCGACGTAAGGCCGAGGGAAATATCCGTGCCGCCGGAGCCGCTGCCCTGCCCGTCCGCACCCCGCGGGATACCAAGATTGAGCAGCGGATTTTCTGCCGTGCCGCCCATGCTGGCCGTCGCGTTGCTGCCTGCCGGAAGAGTCTCGATCGTGCCGATCTGAATATCAGGGACAGCACCATCCTCACCCCGGCTGGGTTTACCGGTGTCAGTGCTGCCCAGATACCAGTTCCCGTTTTTGCCGATGGTCGGGGTGATACCGTCCTTTCCGTCAGCACCTGTTCCGGGCGGATTGGCTTTCAGGTAGTCCTCCACGATTTTCTGCACCTCAGCCGGGTCAACCTCCCCGCCGCCTTTCGTCAGCGCCTCGTTTACAGCCGCTACAAGGCTGGATTTCGCCTCGGTATCCAGCTCGTCCAGATTTCCTATTGCGGCCTGAATCTGCGCCCATACCGGCAAGGACGGGTCGGTGGAGCTGTCCCCGGATGGTGCCGCAGCGCCATTCACAAGGCCGAGCTCCGTCCAGATGGTGGGGATGACTACATTGTTCGCGGCACCCACACCGTACACGCCCATGTAGAGGTTCACGCCTGCGCGGCTGACGACTTCCGCCGGTATCGTCACCTCGCTACCAGAATCCAGCATGTCTTTTGTCACAGTGCTGCGGAACACAATGGTTTTCGCCAAACCATCCCATTCGGAATCCGCGTATTCGATGGAAACGGTAGCGCCAACAATGCCCTTGGGAATCGGTGCAAGGCGCATTGTCTCGCAAGTGGTGGCATTGACTTTTACTTCTGCAATTTTCATGCCGCCACCGCCTTACATTTCGGCGAAACGCTCATCATCCCACGCGGGGGCGGTAGTTTCGTCACCAGTCCACACCTTGCGAACCCCATCCAGCACATAGTAATAGTTGGGGTAGGCGGTCAGCCCGGTAACGTAGGGAATCGGCGTTTCTTTTGTCCCCGGCATTGCTGGGTTGTAATCGCTCTCTACCCACATAATGGTCCCGCCGGCGGTCAGCTGCTTTGGAATCCAGCTGTACCCCGGTCTGCTGGGCGGGGCGCTGGGTTCCGGGTCAACCGTGATTCCCGCCGCCGAAACAATACGGCAGGTTTCTCTATCTGCCTTTGCATAGGCAATGATTTCATCAGGCGTCAGCATTTTCGTATACCTCCGATAATTTCGATAATAGGGCATTATACTGCTGCTGCTCGTATTCACGCTGCGCGGCGTCCAGTTCATCCCACGGCTTCCACGGGGCGATCATTTCGCCAGTGAATGCCACGCCGTCAGAGCGCGTCCATGTTTGGCCAGCCGGGATGTACCGGTAACCCTCAATGTAGGTATCGCACTTGTCATCGAAGGCATCGGTCTCGATTTCTGTCAAGCCCTCGGCTGAGGTGGTATGGCATTTGAAGTCGCTGTCAATGTAAATTATTTTCAAGTGTCACACCTCCTATTTCATAAGTTTAATTTCATCTACAGTGAGCGTTCCCATTTGGTAATTGCGCAAGCCTACTACAAATGTTACATAATACAACCCCGATAATTGAGATACATCTACTGTTACGGTAGTTGTGTTATTGTCAAAAGTAGTGGATGCAACCATAGTGGATGTCGTGCCATTGGCAGCATACCCAGTCCGAGTGCTTGCTACTGCGAATCTGGCACTTGATAGCTTCTCATTGTTATTGTTCGCGGCTTTACATGTAGCCACCAATGTGCTGAATTCTGTAAGATCAATTTTGTTGACGGTTCCAACGTTGAACGTTATAGTTCTATCGTAAGCGTTAGTCACCGAGCCTACTAATTGAGCTCCTGCGCTGTCTACCGAAGTCATGCCGTTTAGTAGCCAGCCACCGGTCACATTGGTAGTATCTGTATTTGGCTTGAAGAGGTAAGTATGCCAGCTCAGTTCTACGTTTTTAACCTGTCCGTCCGTAGTAATGGTTACACTCTCACTTGCATTTTCCGCGCCATCTGTAGCGGCTACAGTCCACGTACCCGTATTAGGAACAATACAGGTCCATGCGCCACTTGTATCCGGGGCAGTGAGAGTTGTGCTACCATCTGTACAGGTACAGGTCGAGCCGGCGGGATAGGTGATGTTGATTGTGCCTGTAAACAAGGGAATTGCGACACTGTAATCCGCCGTAACCGTAACGACTCTCGTAATCGGAATACCGCTTCTTACAATGGTGATTGTCCACTTACCAGTGCCAAGTCCTCTGAATACCGCAACGCCATTAGCGTCCGTGGTTTTACTCTTAGATTTACCGTCTTTGGAGATTGTTACTGTCTCACCGACGACGCCAGTTATGGTCAGCATACACCCAAAGCCGCCAACGTTTGTTTTTCCAATAGCCATTCGTATTACCTCCAACAAACAACGGAGTTAATAAGAACAGCTGCCGTAGGAACAGACGAGGCATAAATATAAATGCCTCCAGCGCTCTGATCGCCGTAACACTCCGCAATCGGCGCAAAATCACAGTCCGAAAGTGCTACAACGGAAAATGCCACATCGGGTACCATACTGGCAATTACGCCAGCAAGCTGAACTGTAGCTCGATAAGGATAATCCTCGTATGTATCGTCGCTTACAAAACTAGCGGCCGGGACACTCACATTCTCGAATCTCCGTCTGACCGCGTCCGGAGCCAGCTTCTCATAAGTGACAGAGCCGTCGAGCAGCGTTCCAGACGCCGCCTGAGAAATCTGATTCTCCAGCTGAGCGAACAGCACGTCAAACTCAAGCTTCCAGTTGGCGACAAGCGCGTCAATGTCTACCCCATTTTGAACGCCAGCAACAAACGGGCATTCCGAGGTGCCGACGATAAACTGAATGTTGGAAGCCGTGATGGCTGTAACGCCATGATTGACCCTGACATATGCCAGGGGGTGCTCGCCTTCTGCCATTGTGGGTTTAACCGGGGAACTTGAGGCTGTACCGGCTTTCGCAACAATGCTGTTGGTTCGCTTATCGCCGTCCACCTTAAGAATAATCGCGTCAATGCGGTCATAAACCTGGTGCGCATCGGCAAGCTCAACAAGAATGATTGCGTCGTTAAGTGTCCACGTGTGGTCGAACCACGCTCTGCCAGGCGCAACCTTAACGCTCATACCCGTGCCTGGAGTAACAGAAAAGGCGTCTCCGATTGAGTGGTACACACCATCGGTAATGACACCATCAAATATAGCACTCATTTGACCTGCATTGTATTTGCGGTCTCCATTGAATGAATTGTAGAATCCATAAGTGATACTCAAGTGGTTTCTCCCTCCTTCTCATCATTTTCATCTTGGGCAACAAATGTGGGATAGCATTTGTGGCCGTCTTCGTCCTCAGACCAGATGATCTCGGACACAAGAGACGATCCTTCCATCCCATACTCGTCTTCAACCTGAACAATATCCCCAAGGAAGAAGTCCTGATCGTACACGAATCCCCGTGTAGCGTCTACTTCTCCCTCGAATGTTTTTGCATACTTGTTTGCATCGAGATCCTTTTGGCCTCTTGCCGCAAGAATGTTGTTGTATTCTTCGGTCGTAAACTTAGTGCCGTTCTCGTTCTCAGAGGATGCATCTCTGGCATCCGTAAAAATCTCTCTGCGCAGCAGACCGGAAGTTGTCCCGACAGAAGTATACTTCCGTTCGGGGCCTTCTCCCTCACCACCAACAAGGGCAACATTTTTGTATTCCTTCGAGGTTTCGGCATACTGACTGTCAATGATGTTGTCAAAAGACGGGGAGAAGATAACATATGGGTTCTCGGTCTGGTCGTAGCTCCTATCGTCACCCTTATAAAGCTCAAACACGAAGTTGTTGCTTTCGTCAAGCGTGATCCTGAAGCCAATATCATTCGCTGTGCAAAGGTCTTTAATCACTTCGTAGAGGTCATCGCCGGTGTACTGCGCTTCCATCGTCAGAGAAGTGATTCTTTCATCCGCGGATTCCTTGAAAACGAAATTGGGAACTTTTCTTTCTTCAACCGTAGGGGAGATAAACGCATCTGTAAGAAGCTGTTTAATCCCATTTTGAAGATTTCCATCAAGTGAAGTCTGTGTCCAAACGACCCTCCGGTTCAGAATTGATTCAAGAGACCGCCCTGTCACAATAAAGTAGTCACCCTCGTCGATGTCGGTATCGACCTCACGACCTTCGATAATCATGGTATGCTTAGAGGAAGGATTGACCAAATAATAGTCGGTCTGCATAACATCCATGATGGATTTTTCGGGAAATGTCATGATCTCAAAATCGCCACACTCCTGATAGCGATCTGTCCAGATGGCAGACTTGAAGGAATCTATCAAGCCTACCGCTTCAAAATTTGTATTTAATACGTAGTAGAACATTTAGATACCCTCATAGAGAACTGTGTGGGACACATCGAATCTCAGATTCGTCATGCCCTCTTCTGCCTGGTACGCGAACGCATTGTCGCCTCTTGCAAGCTTGAACCAACTGGACTTCCGATCCAGAGAGTTCAGAACGTTTGTATAAACACCATTCCTCAACCGCCGAATGTACTTGCTGTTGGAGACTGTGCTGATAATGAGGTCGTCTCCTTCTTCAAGCTCGATATTGATAATCATCGATTCCCGTGTGTCAAGGTTATCAATCCGAATGTTCTTGGCAGGCCCGAGAGCGTGAACCGTGAAAATTCCGCCCACCTCGGAGTCACCCTCATAAGGAACATTCGCTTCTGTAACCTCGTTGATCTGACCTACTTCCAGCATTGGCTCGGTGCCTTCGTTTTCAAATGGAAACTCAAACAGAGCTTCTTCGCCATAAAAGACAACAGTCACGTTTGGGTCAAGACTTGCCTTGAAGAAAGGATCGGGGCAAATTATCGAAATTTTCGTGTTTTCCGTTTTTGAGAAAATGTCCGGTTCGTTGGACTCCACATAACCGGTTATGGCGGCTTGTCTTTCATCGGTGATGACCTCAAACGTCAAGGGCTTCTTCAGCGGGAAGAACTTGTATGTAAGGCGTCTGCATTCTTCGATATTCGTACCAACAAACCGAAGTGACATCACAATATTTCTGGACTCGACCCTAGCGGAGTTAAACATGGCTCCATCGTTCGACGCGATTTCGACCGTATTGACCGTTGCTTTTTCCGGGCCAAGTCCATCAATATTGGTGACGGCAAGACCCGAATTATATGGATTCGCTAAATCCAAAGTAAGAACTTCACCACGATAATTCGTGATCTTTACCGTCTGTATCATTTCTTGATCATATCCTTTACTGTAGAGAATTGATTGCGCGTCTGTCGATAAATATCGATGCGGGACAGCGCCTTCGGGGAATAGTTGTTCTGCGTGAAGTTGAACGAGGTAGGCGTACTGCTCTCGGCAACAGGGGATTCATGGCCGCCGCGATTACCCATGTAGGACGCAACAGCGTTCATGTTACTCAGCGCCGGGTCAACATCCGACATGTCAAGTCTGGGCTTAATTGTCGGTCTGTATGTGCTATCGAAATCATCAAGAGCATCCATGACATCGCTCATATCGATGACCGGCGTAATGCCTCCTTCAACCCCATTTTGAATCCCTTCGTTCAGCCCGTCGCACGCTCTAGTGCCCAGACTGTATGCCACAGCTTCGACTTCGTCATATCCAGCAACAACGGCGTTTATCAGGCCGATGTCAAAGAATTCTCCAAGCTTGTAGGCTTCCTTAGAAGGAGAGTTTGAATCTATACCCGCCTTAGTACCGGCGATCAATCTTTGGGCAAGATTATAGCCGGTCTGCCAGATGCTCTGAGCCCAACCCCACACGCCATTCTTAAGGCCCTCGCCCCAATAGGAGCCAGTAGATTCTGTGCTGACACTTTGGCCACCGGAGTTAACCTCATTGCCCATACTGACGCCAGCATTGTTGAGGTCATTGAGATTCTTAACGGATGTCAAATACCCGCTAAGTTTCTCAATAAAAGTTCCGCCAAGAGTGGTCGCGGGTTCTGTCGTATCAGTATTTGCGGCCATTGAGGTCAGGAGCGGGGTAAAGTTTCCGGAAAGGGTATCTTCGCTTACGCCCTGATTGCTCAGGAAAGACTGGCCGATGGAATTGGTTACCTTCCCCGAAACAAGGCTTCCAATAGGCGTAAAGTCGGTGTTAGTTACCGCGTTACTGAGCATTGTCAATATGGACTCTCCCGTTGAGCCAGAAGAGTTTTCAATCTCTGTATTGGTCGCCTGCACAACACTCGTGGCAGCATTTGTTCCGATCGAGCCAAAAGACTGCGACATATCCATGCCGCCATCGCCGTTAAGTCCCTGCATGGTATTCTGAAATTCGCTAGGAAGATTGCCAACACCAGTTATGAAACTGGTATTAAATGCAGAGGAGGCTTGATCGCCAGCTTCTGCTCCCATTTCAGAACCCTTTTCTGCAAGTCCACTGGCGGCTTCGCTGTCATCGATATCAACAGTTGCCGTAACCGGAATATCAACGTTTTCATCAGAACCGGAAGTTTCAGTCAGAAATTCACGCACAGTATTTCTTGCATCGCCTAGAGCTGCTTCGATTTTAGGCCCGATTCCCGGTATTTTACCGAGCAACTTTCCAAGCAAAGATAATACCAACTCAATTATGGAGCTCAGTATATTTCCGACCGCACTGAGAATTGCATCAGTATTATTCCTGATACCATCTGCAACACCGTTGATGAAAGCGATTGCGAGTTTAATACCAGCATCTATTATCAAGTCAATGGATGCTGCCAATGCGGTCAAGGTTTCGACAATAAGCAAAGCAACGCCGGTTACAATACCGCCAACGTTGGATACGAATCCCTGTATCAATGCATTGATTAACTCAAGTCCAGCATTAACAAATGCCGGGATCAACTGAACTGCCACAGAAATAATTACAGTTCCCAAGGCCAAGATGACCATACCCAGACCGGCAACAAAGGTCATAAATCCCGCAATTATCATGCCAATATTTCCCAGAACGGCAGCAGAGAATGCCACAATACTCGTGGATAAAACCATCAAGCCAAGTCCCGCGAGGAGCACGGCTCCGCTTATGGCAAGGAGCACGGCGGCCAATAGCGCCATTACTGGTATAATGGGAGCCATGACTAGTGCAGCGAGGCCTAATGCGCCTAGGACAACTACTAGAGCGCCGAGCATGGTAAATACCGCGCTTGTTGGGTCTTTGAGTGCTCCAAAAATCATCAACGCCATTGCCAAGCCATTGATCGCTACAGCAATAACCAATATCGCCGCGGCCACGCCAATTAGTTGTGCAGCATTTCCACCATACTTTGATAACAAACCAAGTGCAAGGGCTACTGCAAGAAGGGTTGTTACGAGGCTAAGTACGGCTCCATTTTGATTTTGTAGCATGGACACCATCACTAAAGCACCAGCCATGAGAATGAGCGCTCCTGATATGAGCACAATTGAAGCGCTGGCCGCGATCAGATTAGCAATGTTGATCTCTTTCAAAGATTGTGCAAATGCCGAGAACATTTCCATCAGGATTCCAATGCTTACTATACCTTTTGCTAGAACATTTAGCGGCATTAGTCCGAGAAGACCAATAGCCCCCGCCAATATAATAAATGCTCCAGACATAATGAGCATCGATGCAGCTATCGCAAGCATGACCCCCGGTTTGACACCCGAAACCTCATTCATGAAATATCGCAACTCAATCAAAAGCATGCCTATTATGACAAGGCCTGTAATCGCGCCAGATGAATCTATTCCACTCAGCTTCTTCATCGCAATCGAGAGAACGACGATCGACAACGCAATAGATATCATCGAACCCATTCCCTTGACATTAACACCGGTCATGGACTTCATCATTTTCTGCATTATAAGTGTCATTACATATATGCTACCCAAGGCAACAATGGCGCTTTCTACATCGATGGTTGACAATATCTTCATTGAAATTGCCAGCAGCAGAATGGACTTTGAAATTGTTGATACGAGATCCCCGATGGCTGAGATCTTCTTTAGACCGGTAAGGTTGGCAGTAAGCGAATTAAAGAACCCACCAATACCGCTTCCCGGAGTAAAAGACACTTTAGATAAAGAGGAAAGCTTGTCAATGACAAAATAAAGAATTGCAGCGGCACCAGCCAGCCCAATTAAGCCATTTATAAGCTTCTCACTATCGATTGACGATAAGACAAGTAACGAAGCAGCCAGAATACCGACACTTACGGCAATATTGTGTAGAACATCGGAGTTCATTTTCTCTTCAAAACTGCTAAACGCAGATCCGATTGGATCGAGGAAACCAGTGATTTTATCAACGATTCCGCTCAGACCATTCTTCTCGACGATCGATCTAATCTTAGAAATCAAGGTAACAATTAAACCAATAAATGCCCCTCCAGTAAGGAACTTTAGTCCATCCCCACCAGAGAAGTTTTGCTTGGCATTAGAGAACAGGCCGGAAATTGTTTCCTTTATGCCACTAATAATTGGCTTTATCTTATTCACCGCATTTTTTATTTTGGTTCCTATCCCGGTGAAGAACCCTATGAACTTCTCAAAATCTTTTTCATCTATAGAATTTATAGTGTCGCTTAAGTCGTCAAGTTTTTCAATGAACTTGCCAAGACCACCGATAGCGCCATCGTAAGATTCACCAAGAAAGTCCTTAATCTTACCGAGAACGTTCTGAACCGGCTCCAGACCGAGTATAAATGAACCAAATCTTTTTCCAAGACTTACAAGAGAACCTATAAACTTTCCAATCTTCCCGAACAGATCTTTAATCCGATCAAGTGCACCAAATACCTTACTGGCAACACTATAAAGCCTATTACCTTCATCTTCCCCCATTTTGAGTGTCTCAGTCCACTGATGGAAGGCAATGATTGCGTTCCTAATGCTTCCAGCCGTTGCACTTGGGAAGATGTCGCCCCAAGCCTTTTTAACCATAGCGATGCGATCGCCGATAGCAGAAAGAATATTTTTAACGCCTTCAAGGGCAATTGTCCGTCCGGAATTGGAATCATAAAACTCATGGTTAAAGTTTTTAGCAGCCTCGGCAGCATTCTCAAGGGAAACTGCGTTTTTATCGGTAAGCTCTCCGAGCAAGCGAATCTGAGCAGTCGGATCGCTTTTTGCCAGCTTGAAGATGTCCTGGGCGTTGGCAATGTCGTACCCAGCTTCTTGCAGATTTTTGGTAAGTTCTTTATAGTTCCAGCGGTTACCAAATTCGCCAGTCATCATTCTGTCGGCAAGTTCGGCAGCCGTAGTAAATTCTTTTGTAACTTTTTCACCAGACTCAAGCGCCTGAGAGTAGCCGCTCATGATGCTGCTAATCATTGAACTATCCACCCAGTCAAGGCTAAGCAAGTCCTGAATAGAAGAAGCCGATCCGGCAGTTGCATCAATAAGCTCATCAGGGAACTTCCCGGATGCTTTTGCTACATCGACAAGTTTTTCCTTGAATGCATCCAGTTCGATTCCGCAATCGGCTAGGCTCTCCTCAATTGTCCCGATTGGGGTAGACTGGAAGGCTTCATCGATTAAACCGGCAACGTCACTCAATGGAGCAGCAAAAATATTGTATAAACTTTCTGATAACCCGGTCCATAGCTCTACCTGCTGCTCGTAGTCACCAAATATACTCTCAAACATCTTAAGCCACTGGGAACTGACAGCATCTTTCGTGGCATTGATCGCTTCAGAAAACGACTTCGCCTCCTGAGCGGACTTTGCAGCGCGAAGAGAAACCGTATCATACTGCTGCCCTAAAATCTCATAAGCCTGGGAAGCTGTCTCAATGACATTGCCTTGATCGTCAAGCGTACCTATCATCTCATAAGCCTTCTGAGTCATTTCATTGAAATACCCGAAGGACTTCTCCATGACGTCTCTGGTGAATACTTTCTTGGAGAGCAGATTATTGAAATTAGAAATATCAGCTTGACCCTTGGCAAGTTTTCCTTCTGCAACAGCGGTATCAAGCAAAATTTGTTTTAGCTGTTTGGATGCAGCACCGGCCTGTTCAACCGATTTCCAGTCCATATACGACAAATATCCAGCAGTATATGACTGATTCAAGTTATACATAACCCTGCTAAATTCAGCAGCACCTTTACCTGCAAATGCTGTAGCATTAGCTACACCCTGAATCATAGGAATCAATGTGCTAATATCGCCACCAGAGGAAGACATTGTCGCGAGTGCATTTACCATTTCGGTAAAGCTGTACGATGTCTCGTCTGAGAACCACATCAACTGGTCTAAATATCTGTTGATTTCCTTGACCGAGAGGCCGGTGGAGTTAACAAGTGTCTGAACTGAAGACGTCTTCTGCTCATATTTACTGTAACCAGCCGTTATCTGATCTATTGTTAGAGATTTGACAAGAGCGGCTCCGGCGTCGAGTGCTTTATCCGTAATGCGTTCCAGCGCCCGGACACCGATAATGCCCATGGTGCTGAATCGACTCGACACAGTATCGGCAGCTTTCAGCAGGGGTTCAAAGTTACACTTCTCGGCCGCCTTCTCAACGTCCTCGAAAGACCTTTTGCCGTTCTTAAATTCCAGCGCTTTATCAAGTTTTTCAAGAGTTTTGATAGACTGCTTTGAATTTTTCTCAAGAGATTTGTTGTTCATTTCGAGTTGAACAACTCTATTCTCTATTTCGGTACTCACCCGCTCGTCACCTCTTTCCAAATCTTGTCTGTCATTTCATCAAAAATTGGCTGGATAGCGGGATTGATGTAATCTCGCCCTTCTACCCAGCCACCTGTTCCGGTGCCATGCCCCAACTGAAGAATCAGGGCAATATTGACACCGTCGTTCACATTGTCGTTGACCCAGTTGATTCGCGCAGAACCATCGGCATACGCGATTTCGTATCGCCACATGGACGCCGTAGAGCCACTATCTATTGGAGTTGCCGACATCAGCGCGACAACACCTTCTCGTGCATACTTCCGCAGACTTTTGAATATCTTCTTGTCAGAAGCATGCTTAAGGAACCGGCGAGTCTTCTTGAAACTGCCGGTCGTCGTCATTTTTATCGGCATTTGAAACTCCTTTCAAGGTTTGCGGGCTTTCGCCTGACGTGCAGCGTTCATGGCGCGATTCTGCTTATAAATATCCCTTTTGCTCATCTTGGAATTGCTGTTTTCAATCCCATAGATGCGTAGAAGGGTCATAAGCCGGTTGAAATGCCATTTTTCTGCTCCCCATGGAATCTGCGCCGCAACCATCCAGTAGTACACCTGTTCAGAAGTAATAATCTTCTTACCGGGCTTTTCTTTTTTCCAACTATGAAAGGTCGTGGCCGTCATCGGGTCTTGGATGTATCGCTCGATTGTGTCGAAGTTCTTTTTGGTAAGCCGGTAATAGACAGCCGGATTAACCTTTGGACTTATCGTCATGCAGCGGACATAATCGATAAATTCCTCCTGCGTTTTCTGCTCCTTCGACATAAACGGCTTTTTCCATTTGGCCTCCCATTTTGAAATGGAAAGCAGGGAATGCTCCAACTGGAGCGTAACCGAAGGAAGTTGGATGAACTCATTCCGAGTATCGTCAAACAGCTCCTTCGGTGGGATTTTTAGCGTTAACATTACGTGGCCGAAGCGGCAGCCTCGGCAGGGACATACTTCTTCATATCCGGGATGACGGCATTCGCGAACTCCTGTGCAAACTTTTCATCCGTAACCAGCTTCATAAACAGCTCTACATATGCCTGCGTCTCGGCAAAATCATTCCAGATTTCCTCAGACTTCATAAAACGCCGACCGTCCTCGCTCTTCTTGCCGTAGCTCATGCGAACGATCTTCTTGAAGAAGCGCATGATCGCCGGGCCATCTTTCTTCTTCATGGCCTTATCCAGCTGGCCCTTCAGGCCACCGGGAGTGGTAGCTTCCAGTTCAGTCAGCTCAGCGGGAGAGAGATGAAAACGAATCTCCTCGGTTCTTTCATTGCCGTCAAAGTCGGTATAAGTGATCTCATGTACAAACATTCTGTTTTCTCCTTTCAATTTTTAGGGGTGCCCCCAGCACAATGGTTGGGGGCATAGTCGATTACTTCTTAGCCTCCGGTTTCGGGGGTCATGATCGTGATGATCTCAGCAGGCAGGGGCAGACGAGCCTTTGCGGTAGTGCTGCCATACAGGATACCTTCCAGCTTGGTCAAGCAAGCTTTTTCCTGTGTGGTCTTCAGCTTGGTGGAGTCGATCTCCATGTGGGCGAAAGCCTTGTAGCCAGCCACATTGACGGGGACAGTCTCGAACTCCCAGCTGAATTCCATCGCATCGGGAGAATCGTTGATAGTCTCGAAGCTCCGCTCGGAAGGAGAAGCGGTAGCACCATAGACGAGATGGATCTTGTAACCATAGTCGTCGAACATCTGGTCATTACCAACCTTGGTGCGGAACGCCAATCCAAAGGTCTGGCGAGTCTGCTGACCGATAGTCAGGCCAACAGTACCCTCGGGACTTGCAGAACCATCGCAAGCCTCGAATTCATGGGGATATCTGTAGGCTTTGATAGTACCCTTATAGTCTTCGGCAGACCGCATGACCAGGTACTTCATGTTATCCGCATAGACAGCGGTAGCCTCCGCACCTTCGGGAGACTCATCGATTCCGGACAGACCGCTCCAGGCAACACCTTCACCGGGAGCGCCATTCGAATAGGGATAGAGTACGCCTTTGTCTACACCGGTTTCGTACTCGCGAGTGCCAACCTCGTCCCACACCAGAACATTACTTTCAGGCATAAATTTACCTCCTTAAAAATAAATGGACCCTGCGAAATGGCAGAGTCCATCGGCTGAATACATACGTTCAAAAGAGTAATATGGATTTTTCTCAAGTTCTCTGTAAATCTGGCTGTCGGGGTCGGGGTCAATAACCGTGACAAGATATCTGTCTCTTGTTATGTACCGCCCGTTTGCCGCAAATCTAACGGCTTCGCCAGCCAGACTGTATCGGATGCATGGATAAACCATCTTGACGTTGTTTGTCGGATTGAAATACGCTGCTTTTACACGATTGATTGAGAGAAATTTTTGATGAAGCAGCAGTCGTCTATCATTCATTGAACATCCCTCCGATCGTCAGTTTGATTCGGGGATACTCAATCGTTGCCGAGGTGATTTTCCATTTTGCTCCGTAAAGAACCACGTACTGCATAAATCCAAGATTCTCTTTTGCAAACTTGTCCGCGACGATACTAATGTCGTTGTTTAACGTGAAATTCGTATTCGTCGTTTCGCTTGTTTCTTCGAGACGAATCCGCCGAGCAAGGATGTCGCCGTGATACGTCCGTTCAGTTACCTTCGGGACATAAACACCAGGTGACTGCTCGACGGTCTCGGCGAATCCAATTGCTCCGCAGAATCGTCCCATTTTGAATTACTCCGCAGCGCTGGCGGACCACTCAGTTCCAGCGACAGTGGTGGTGCCATCAAAAGTGGTCACCTTGCCGCTGCCAAACTTGACAGGCCGCAGGAAATTGGTGCCGTCATGCACGAGCAGCATGCCCTTCTTAAACGCGTCTTCAATGACTGCGGCGGACATCGTAACGGTATGTGCGGAATCGGCATACAGCTTATGGTCAGCCGCCTTACCGTAGGCAATTACAGCACGCATATGCTGGTCGGAGTAACCTTCATAAATCTTATTAGATGCCATGTTTATTCCTCCTATGTTATGTTAACCAGAAAGCCATTAAGAAACTTTCTTTTCCAGAACGACAGCGGACTTGATCTTCACCAGAGCGCCGGAGATACGGGCTTCAATCAGGAACTTTTCCTTGTTGAAATCGATATCGAACTGGTTGAACTGAGTGATCTGACCACCCTTGGTAGCGCCGACATAATAGTCGTCCAGATTGACCATGATGCCCAGCAGAGCCATCTTGTCGCTATCAACAGTTCTCTGGAGGCCAGCGAACGACTCAACAGTGACGATGGAGGAGACATTCAGGATCGTCTTCAGCTCATCGATGCTATTGTAGATTCTCCGGCCGTTCAGGTCACGGGCCATCAGCATAGTGTTGACCAGCTGAGGTGTGCAGAAGAAGGCAGGAGCACCGGAACCGCGGTAGTCAATTCTGGCATCCAGAGCAGCCTCGATAATGGCCTCGGTCTCAATGTAATTGTCACCGAAGTTCTTGCTGGTATCGCTGCCCTGAAGCTTGGTCTTCATGCCGGCGACATCGACAGCCTTGTGAATGGTATACAGCTCATCATCGGTCCAGATTGGGCGAATCTTATCCTCGGGAATCTTGTCTTCGTCGCCCTCATCACGACCATCGCCAACCATAACCGCAGTAGCGATCTCTTCGTGCAGACCCATCCGCAGAATGTTGTACTCATAGGAAACGACATCGAAATCCGTAATGTCGAGAATATCATCCCGATTCATGGAGTCCTTGACATACACGGTATAGGGGTCGGTCGTCCGGCTCATGAGCTTAACGTTACCGACTTCCTTCTTGAGAGTGCCCTTCTGATAGCCAAGACCACGAATCTTACGGCCTCTTGCATCGGTCTGACGGGTGCGGATACGGCTGATGGGGCTCTTGTGGACACCATTCATAACCGTAGTAACCCAGCCCAGATTGTCGGTAACCAGCTCGGGAGCGCCGGGCTTTACGTCCTTATACTCCGGGAACAAGGTTTCGATCTCGTCGATACCATGCTGGAGATGATCGGACTCCTCGGTGTACTGTTCCATGGCTTCTCTCAGAGAACCACAGCTCTTGCTCTTAGCCAGCGCCAGAATAGCCTCCTGGTCGGAATGGGTCAGAACACCATCCATAGAATCGGCCTGAGAGTCCTTGTCAAATGCATTATGTCTCATAACTTTTTCCTCCTTGTTGTTATCGTCCTCTTCGTCATCGCTGCCGTCAGAGGATTCGTCATTTTCTTCTGCCGTGCCAATTACGGCGTATACGGCTTTCTTCTCTTCCTCGGTGAAGGTCTCCCAAATATCAGCGACGGTCTCGCCTTTATCGGAAGCGGGCTCCTCCTCATCATCAGCATCGCCGTCGGCGTGCTCCATTTTGTCACCCTTCAGCGCCATACCGATGATGAACATGGCAACCTTCTTCTTTTTCTCAGGAAGACTGTCAATGATCTCTTTCACAGTTTTCGGAGAAGATTCATCGGATTTCTTTTCGGGTTCTTCTTTGGAACCCTTCTCCGGGTCCTCCTTATCCTCATGAGTAAGCTCACCGTTGGAGACATCAATCGCCTGATCGAAGTAGATAACGGCCTCTTCGTCGGCACCATCCTCGTGAGTAATCACGGAGTCGATGAAAGCGCCGGGATTTGCACCGGCATAAACCAGACTCAATTCCCGGATAACACCATGGGTGACGTCGGGGCCATTCTGCTTCAGCTTGTTGGCATAGATGGACATCGCACAGATGTCGCCATGTTCCACAAGCTCCTTAGCGTTAATGCCGTTCTTTGTCTCATTAAAGACGCCGTAGGCATAAACGCCGTCACTTCGATTTTCCAGAAGTGCATGACCGATGACATTCTCCATGCCGCGATGATCATGATTCCAGACAAGCGGCACCTTTGCTCCATCCTGATCGGCAAATGCCCCGGCACGGATAATCCTGCCATCGGTACATTTGATATCATTTCTGGTAGCATAGCCGCTAAAGTCATACCGAAATGCCATTTTTACTGTTTCACTCCTTTTCTTCTGTTTGCTGTTCAGAAGATTCATCTTTTACGACATTTGCAAATTCCTGCCCATTCGCAGCACTGATGTTGCGGTTTCTGAGTTCATTTGCTTTGTCGTCATTTACGGGTTTTCTTCCCACCATCTGCCGAATCTCGTTCGGGGTAAAGATTTCGTTTCTCGTGAGCTTATCGGCAACATCGGGAATCGTATTCGCAGAGACAAGTTTGAAGGGATCACGGAAGAACATGATCGTCTCCCCATTATCTCTGGCCTTCTGGGTAAGGTACTTCCATCGCATACCGTCCACGATTGCAGATACGATCGGCTCAATAAGCCGGGAATAGTAATTCTGCATTGTTTCGTTGTTGGCGGTACCGTTAAGAATAGATTCCGTAATACCGAGCTGAGAATATAACTGATCTACGAGGTACTTCACCCGTTCATACAGGTTGTTCTCAATCCCACGATTCAACTGCGTGATGTGTTCTGTGCCATCGATGTACGCAATCCCGTATTTTGAATTTTCAAGCTGCTCCTGAATACTGTCTCTCCGGAGATTAGCTCGATCCTCCATAGACTTTGTCCGAATCTGGTACGGGAGCTGAATGATCATATCCAGTTTGCCGGAACCGTTCTGTGCGTCGAGCGTATCGGAAAGGTTGAGAGTCCGGATGAGACGCTGTACAACGGAATTGTTCTCATTCATCACAGAATATAGAGGATTCATGATGATGGGAACCGATGCTTTCGGCATCGTAAGATCTTCCCGTTGCCCAGTTTGATCGTTATAAGCACGCATGGTAATGTAATCCGGATACCATTGACGGATTTCCGCCGTCCGGATGGACTCGATGTCGACCATTAAACCATCTTTTGTTTTTCTGGTTAAAGTATCGATTGGCGGAAGCGCAACGGTTCCTTCGTCAAACATGCTGAGAACCGCGTCTTGAATAAAGTCTCTTGCGGACTGGTCTTTGTTGGCATTCAACGTCAGGCACCGATTCAGCTTGGAATTGACGGTTTCGAGATAGTTACCATTTGCATCCACCCGAACATGCTGTAATGTCATTTCCGCGCAGTCCATTGCAATCTTGTTAAAAATAGGCGCGATAAAAGACTTCTCATTACCGCGGGTAAGCCGAGTGCGGTATGGATTATAAGAAGAACCCCCGTAAGTCACATAACGACTCATGGGGGGATCTCGGTTCATAAAAGCACTCCAGGCGTTTTTCAGTCTGGAGGAAAAATTGTTTTCTGACATTTAGGACTCCTTATCCGCCATAATATGATCCAGCATAATATGCCCTAAGATCTTTTATCTTCTTGTTCGCTGTTCCTGCGATTACAGCGGTCACAGCAATCTCTCCAGCCTGAATCGTTCTCACTGCTATCTTAGCCCGGTCGTATGGCAGGCTGCTTATTTTATTTGCCAACGATTTGTTTATGATGCCGGAGGCAAATAACCACCCAAGGACGCCTACGTCCCTTTGGCGAGAGACCGATGAAATAGTTTCGCCTTTTGAGTAGAGTTCTCTGCCCTTGTCATGGGCGTGCATTTGCCCGAGCTTATCATAGGCCACATTCATCTCTTTCCGGCTACTTTTCTGAACTGACTTTGCTTTGGCCATGGCATCTGCATCACCACTCTTTTTTGCCGATTTATAGTCGGAAGACGCTTTTTCGTATCGCTCGGCGGCTTCCCTGTACCTCCGAATTCCTTTTTGAGTCAGAGTACCATCGTAATTCTGGTATCTCCGGACGCCCCATTTCATGCCAAGGATACCATGATGGGCCAAATAAGTTTCCATTTTGATTTCACCTCTTTGAACAAAATAAAAAACCAGCACCATTCATTCGGTGCTGGTTGAAAAGATCTATGCTATTGACTTACAAACCTAAGCGTTCCACCAAAAAGAGCAGAGCAAGCCCAAATAAAATAAGCAATATCATATATGGAATGTTTTTTCTTGCCTCAGCCATGCTTTTTCTGGCTTCTTCATCTTTTCGCTCTTTTTCGGCCATGCGTTGCTCTTTTGTCCCAAAAATCTTGGTTATTGCGTCTGTGACAGTTTCCGTTCTTGCAGTTTTCGAATCCTCGGTATAAAATGCGATGTCATCGTTTGCGATTTTGGAACCACAATACGGGCAAAACATCATGGGTTTCCCGCTGATCGGTTCCAGCGGGGCATTGCAGTTTGGACAGGTAAAAGATTGAGTTTTCATAAGTGCATTCTCCTTTCTCTTCTTATCCAAATATACCATGACTTCTTTATCTTTTCAATATGTATTGCAAAGATTATTCTTTTTTATCCAATGCCTTTTTAACTTTATACGCGATGATCGGGGTAATTGTGGCATATGCCAGGGGGCCGACTACGGCAAGCACATCTTTAACCGTTTCCTTCCCCTTATTATAGACAAATTCACTTCCGGCATCCATATCGTCTTTCATAAGACTCCTGTATTGCCGTTCTAGATTCATCCTATATACGTATTTTTTGAGCTCGTCATCTGATAATGTTTTAGCTTTTTTTGCGATGTCTCTATCTCGGAACCTACTATACTCTTTACCTCGACTTTCAACGGCTTCACCAATGCTACTGATAGTGGCTCCCATTTGCTTATCAACGTTCTTAGTATTGGAACCTACTTCTTTTATAAATCTTCCGCGTCTTTTGGAACTCGATGCTCTTGCTGAAATATGTTTCTTTCCGGCCTCAGTTAAGGTACCATCGTAATTCTGGTATCTCCGGACGCCCCATTTCATGCCAAGGATACCATGATGGGCCAAATAAGTTTCCATTTTGATTTC